ATGACTTAGAAATATTATTAGCAAGTGAATTAGATATATTCAAGTGTAGTCAATCAGTTATGGATACTTTATGGATTTATAAGTTTATGTATTTTGAACATAACTTTATGAATATAGATGCAGTTATTTTGATGCCAGATACAAGTGGAATAGAAATTGTAAGAGAAAAAAATATGTCAAGTGACAATACTATTAAATTAAAAGTTTCTTTTGAGGTACAAACTTATTACCCTGCATTTAGAAAAGATAGAATAGATATGCCTGGATATTCAAAAGCAACAGGACAATCAGATCTTAATGGACTTTCAATTGAAGGTGGTTTTTCTGACTACTTTACACAACCAGGTTCCACACAATCAAGTTATTACAATCAAGCTGATTATTTTTTACAACCAAAAAGAACAAGATGGTTTAATAATATTTTAAGGGCAAGGGAAGAAAATAATGCAAGAAATGATAATCCAAGTTCAAGGGGAATACAAAATAGAAATACTAATAAAGATTAATAGGAAAAGTGGTAAAAAGTGGCTTTTTAATATAAATATATAGTATATAAAAAAAATAATATTTAATAATATGAAGAATCTTAAACTTGAATTGTTTAACTTCAAAAAGGATCTTGCTTTAGACCAGGAAGAGATATTTGTAATTGTGGAAAGCCATATGAATGCTTGTAATCAACACTCTGAGAAAACTATAATTACTTCACTTAATGAGAGATTAAAACCTTATACTTATGATAAGGAAGTTAAATCTTTATTAGAGAACCTTAATGATGATATGGCAAACTATGAATTGTTATATGAATTAAAAAACTTATATAGTGTTCTTAATTCTAAAAATCAAGGTGAACTTTATAGACAACCTATAAATGTTTTACTACAAACTATTAATTTAGAAACTGATCAAGATAGAATGTCAAAATTTCTTAATGAGTTAGCAGTTTATGACTGGGTTCCAGAAATTAAAGTATTTGTTCATAACTTAACTAAATCTCCAGAAAAAAGAAATAATCTTTTAAGTGGTGGTAATGCTGAATCAATTTTTACAATTGTTGAGCAAGTTGAAGAAGGACACATTGCATTGGTTAGAGATTCTTGGTTTTTATTAACTGAAAATTCAATTGAAAAAACTTTATTAGAAAACCATGTTAAAGAAATGGAAGCTTTACAAAGTTTAAGAACTTTAGAAACTGCTATGAAATATGCTACAGTTACTGAAAATAGAATTAACTTTAGAATATCTGAATATATGACTATTGGTTTAGGTGTTGGTAAAAAAGCACTTTTCATTAATGATGATGAATTAAATGGTGAAACTACATTAGAGAGTTTATTCAATTCTCCAATTGTTCCAATTGTAAACAAAAACTTTTATCCTGTTTTATTAGAAACTTCTAAAAACTTAGATAAATTTGTTGAGTTAGATGTTGTTAAAAGAGTTAACAACTTAATCAATCCTTATTTAGAAGTATTTGCTTTCAATTACAAAAACAATACATTTGTTTACAGATGTGATGAAAGATATGGTAACTCATTCTTTAAATATGAATCAGCATTAGAATTAGTAAATGAAGTAAGAAATGAATTAAATTGTGATTTAACTTATTTCTATGAAAATAAATTAGGTAAAGAGTTAATTGTTAAAAGAAAACTTGAAGATAAAGAAAGAGAAATAACTCTTAAATTAGAAGATATTTACTTTAACATTGATAAAATTAAAGGTTCTATCCAAATGATTGGAGAATCAGAAACTTTAACTACTGCTCTTAAAAACTTAGAGAAAAGAAGTACTAATCTTAATGCAGAATTAAATGCAGTTAAAGAATTACAATACAAAGAAAGAATTAGAGGATAATCACTCTAAAACATATAAAAAATACTCAAATGAAAATTTGAGTATTTTTTTTAAACTTTTTTAATATACATTTCTATAACATGAATGAAAATGGATTACTTTATTCATTTAAAAATTAAGAACTATGGATGTACTTAAACAACAAAGATTTATACATTGAGATAATAGTTAGTAAAGCTCAGGGAAGACTAACAAGAAATGCTGAGAAGATGCTAGAACTTTTAGCAAAGAAAACAATCAAAAAAATGAGATACTGGTCAAATGATGACAAATTAGATTGCTACCAAAGTGGTCTATTGGATATGTTCCAAAACTGGTATAACTTCAATGAAGACAAATCAATTAATGCCTTTGCTTACTTTACAGAGATATTCAAAAGAGGATTGGCAAAAGGATGGAATGACCTTTATAAAAAGAAAGGTGATAATGAACATCAAATCAAACTTATCTCAATAAATAGTGCAAATGATGGAAATGGACTCCACTCTATATAAAATTAAAACATTTGATATAGTAGCAAATCCTGGATTTGGTGCTGCTACTATAACAAATACTATGTCTATTTTTCCACCAAAGAATGTTATAAGAAAGAAAAAGATAGAAAACTTATTAGATAATTTTAATAAAAGTAGTAAATAAAGACTAATGAAAAAATTATCAGATACTATCATTCTTCAACTTTGGGAAGAATCTATTAAAGGAAAAGGTTCAAGACCAGATGGTTGTTCTATACATATAGATTTAGAAGCAAGGTTAGACTATATTAATAGAGAATATGAATTAAGACAATCAAATGTTATTCCTGATGAATATGAAGTAGCAGTTGGTGCTCCAATTGAAGTTAATGTTACTGATAATATTTACAATATTCTTAAAGAAGCAAAATCAATTAGACTATTACAAACTGAACTTAGAAACTTGGTTGAATTAAAAGAAATAGAGTATATTTTAGATTAAACACTAAACTTCTTTAAGTGATTTTCCGTAATTATGATAAAATCATATCCTTTTTTATTACACCAAGCAATCATAGTTTCCCATTTATTCTTATTCTTATAAGCCATTTTCAAGTCATACTCAAAACTTTTTAATTTTTTCAAACTTGTTTCAGGTACATTTGCAAATTTACCTTCATTTAATTGTATAACCATATCATATTCTTTTTGTGGTTTAACTTCAACAACAACTTCTTTAAGAGTTCCATCTGCTAATCTCATTCTATAAAAGAAATCAGGATAGTATCTATGAGCTTTAACTTTGGTATCACCATTATCAAAGTGAGTCATTTGATATGGTATTTCTAAACATTCTGCACCCCATTGAAATATTTCAGGTTTCATATCCATCCAGAACATAATTTTCTTTTCCCAAGATGATCTATAGTACACACCACCCTCTGTGTTTAGTTTTAAGACCTTATCTTTATTCTGAGGTATAAAGTTACCACCATGAAATTTTGAGTTGTTAGGTTTAGAATTTATCATTGTTTGATTTACTTTTTTTTATATATAAAAATAAAAAATCCCTTATGGCAGAACTAATAGAAAGAGTTAAACTTAACTTACTTGTTAATGGAAATGGAATTGTTGAAAATTTTAAGAATAACTCACTTTTCTTTTATGATAAGTTTAATCAAAGTACTCCAGATGTATTAGCCATCAATGTTAGTGATATTTACCCAGGTGGTTTTTATTTCTTTCACTATTTGGATGATTCTAATTGGATGAAGTATTCACCAGTATTTGTTGCAGACTTTAAGAAATTTGATGATAAAGTAATTTTATTTGCTATTAACTTTAATTTTATTCCAATTGAGGTAAGAGTAATGATATTTGATAAGTTTATTCTACCAGAAGACTTTGAAAAAAATAGTTTACTGAAAGTTGATTATAAAGGTGTTTATGATGAAATTAGAAAGTTAGGATTTGAATATGCTTTAATGGAATTCAATGCAATTCAATTGGTCTTAGTTCATAGAATAAGTTTAGAGATATTACCAAGATTTTTATACTCACAACATCCTATAAATAAATATGATCCAAATAAGTTAAATGAAATATGGGTTGCTAAGATTGGCAAAAGAGATGAAAGACATAAAGAAATAATGACATCTGCTTTAAATGATTTTTATGATGTTAATAGTGAGATTTCTGATAAGTATAATGTGATGAAGGACCATATTAAAAGATTACAGACAAGCCTTACCAAGTATGGGAAGCGTTAGTTTAAGTAAATTTTATAATTGTGAATGTTGATGACTCTCTGTATAGTTTAACTATCATTTCATCTTTATAATGTTTATATTTAATATCCAACATTATAAAATAATTCAAATCACTATCACTCAATTTAAAGGTAATAACTAAGTATTTATTATTTTTAAAAGATAAAGTTATGTTTGAATTTAAGTATTCTATAACATTCATATCTTGAATATAATTCTTTTCAAGAAGTGTATTATATAATTCTATAGAATCCACAGGTATAAAATTGTCTGTTAACATTTTAATATTTTTTATTGTTATATATAAAAAAAATGTACTTATTTAAAAAATATAGAAAAATGTGTAAAATATAGAAAAAGGAGAAACACATTTTTAATATATACTATATGAAAGCAAAAGAAGTATTAGAAAAATATAACATAACAAGAAGAACTCTTAGTAACTGGGTTAAGAAAGGTGTAATTGAAGTAGAACTAACTCCAACAGGTAGATATATTTATATTGAAAAAAATAAGAAATCAAATGAAGAGTTGTAGTAAATGTAAAGAAAATAAGGAGTTTATCTCTTTTCATAAAAGCTCAAGAAATAAATGTGGATATAGGTCACAATGTATTTCTTGTGAGAATGAATATAAAGAAGCTAATAAAGATAAATTAAAAGAATATTTTAAAAATAGAGTATATGATAGTGTTTCTAAAAAAGAATATTATCTTTTGAATAAAGAAAGAATTAAAGATAATTATAGAAAATATTATGAAAATAATAAAGAATCTAAATTAGAGTATCAAAAAGAGTATCAAAAAAATAATAAAGATAAGAGAAATTCTTATCTAATTGAAAGAAGACAAAATGATCCTTTATTTAAACTAATAACAAATGTTAGAAATTTAATATATAATTCATTCTATTATAATGGATATTCTAAAAATTCAAAGACAGAGGAACTATTAGGTTGTTCTTTTGAAGAACTAAAACAACATTTAGAATCTAAATTTGAACCTTGGATGAACTGGGATAATAGAGGATTGTATAATGGTGAATTAAATTATGGTTGGGATATTGACCATGTTATACCATTATCAAGTGTAAATGAAGAAATTGATATAATAAAATTAAATCATTATACAAATTTACAACCACTCTGTAGTAAAGTAAACAGAGATATAAAGAAAGATAATTTAGAATATGGCGTCATATAACAACTTCGACACTAATAGTAATACAGCCAATTTTGGGGCAGCAGGACAATCCGCTGTGGAGAATAAAGGATTATTTAATAGGATATTAAGAACTTTATCATCTTATGGTATGAACTATGATGATATGATTATTAGAAATCAAGTAGGTATTGGTATTAATGAGGATCCATATGCAGCTCGTGGAAATTCGATGTATGATTTTTTTAGCCAGAGGGCTGTTGCATCTGTATTAAACAGAAAATCAATACCTTACTTAGATAAGGCTTATGCTGATAAGAGAAGAATATTAAGAGAATACTCTATCAAAGATGAGATTAGAGACTTTGTAAGTTCAATTGCTGATGAGTGTATAGTTTATAATGATGAGAGAGATTTCTGTTCACCAGTGGCTTTACCTATAGAATATTCAACAGAGATACAAGATAAGTATCAAGAGTACTTTGAATCTATTTATAATAAGTTTGGGTTCTCTGATAACATTACTGCTTGGAATATGATGAAAGACTTTTTAGTTGATGGTTATGTTGCACTTGAGATTATATTTGATGATAAAAAGAAGAATATTATTAGTTTTAATAGATTAAGACCTGAGACTTTAGTTCCTGCATATGAACCAGCAATTGGTCACTTATGGATTCAGTTTCCTGAGGATCCACAATTAAGAAGAATATTCTTAGACTCACAGATAGTTTATGTTTCATATTCAACTCAAAATGAATTTTCAGAAACATCTTATGTAGAGGGTTTGATTAAACCTTATAATCAATTAAAAATATTACAACAGACAAGAATAATGTTTAACATTGTTAATGCAACTATTTATCAAAAGTTTACTATTCCAATTAAAGGTATGTCAAGACAAAGAGCAGAAGAACAAATAGGTCAATTAATACATGATTATTCAGAAGAAGTAGAATGGGATGACTCATTGGGAACTTTGACTATTAATGGTTCTAAACACTTACCTTATAATAAACAAATATGGTTTCCTGAGGGAGATGCTGGTACACCAAATATGGAAATGGTTCAACCACAAGGTCATAACTTAAATGATGATACAATGTTGGATTGGTTCTATAAAGCTCTAAAAAGAGCATCTAAAATACCAATGTCAAGATTTGAAAGTGATAATGGTGGTGGTAACTTAGTTACTGATGCTGCTGAGATGACAAGAGATGAGATTAAGTTTCATAACTTTGTTAGTAGATTAAGATCAAACTTTAAGGAATTAATTGTTAAACCATTAAGACTACAAATGTTAATTGAGTTTCCTGAATTAAAAGATGATGAGTTTTTTACAAATGCAGTTGATATTAATTTCTTTACAAACCAAGTATTTGAAGAATGGAAAAAGATAAACAATTTAGAAAAGAAAGCAGGTATAGTTGGAACTTTACTTGGTGTTATGAATGGTGAGAAACCATACTTTCACATTGAATGGATTATGGATAATGTATTCAAACTTACTCCAGAAGAAAAAGCAGAGAATGCTAAGTACTGGGCAATGGATGTTGCTAATCAAGCAGCAGGTGCCACAGGTGAACCTGGTGCTCCATCAGAAGGTGGTGGAGGAGGTGGCTTTGGTGGCTCTGGTGAAAGTGGTGAAATACCTGGTGGAGGTGGACAAACAGCACCTCAAGCAACCCCAGAAGCTCCAGCACAAGGTGGTGGACAAGCAGCTCCTCAAGCAGCACCTGAAACTCCTCCTGCTCCTGAGGGTGGTGGAGAATTTGAGTTCTAATATAAAAAATAAAATCCTTTCAATTGAAAGGATTTTTTGTTTCTGGTAAGTCTATTGTGAATGAAACATTTCTATCTGTGAATACTTGTCTGGCTTCAAGTTCTATACCTGCATCATAAAGTGTCTTTAATTTTTGACCACATTCAGTTTCTAAGAATTGTACTTCTAATGTTAGTTTCTCAATGTTATTATCTTTTATAATAAAAGTCATTCCACTTACACTAAATGC